ATCATCTGATATTGGTAATGGATTGTAAGAAACTATCAACCTTCCATAATGAAAAGGAGTTCCATTCAACATAAATTTAACATGAAGTTTGGCATGTAATAACTTATAATTAGATATACGATTTACCACACGTATATTATTAAAATATAAAGACCAAGGATCAAATTCTTCGTAGAAAGTAGCTCCTACACCCCATGATAAAGTTTGTATTTTAACAGGACGACAAAAGAAATCATCTAATGTAGCATCCTGAGAAAGTGGAGCCAATCTCAAATCATCCACTTCCGTTTTAACAGCTTCAATATACCCAGGTCTAGAATCAATAAATTTGACATTCTGCTGGGTAGTAGATGGAGCAGCTGTAATTTCCATATACTGATTTGCCCTTTCCTCCGAAGACTGGGGCGTAATGATTCCATGAGGGTGCAGGAACCAATCTACTATATAAGTAACAGCCATGACTATCATCCCTTTCGTCATAGCAGTTATCGCGACATCCATCGCTGAAGGTTTTGAGAACTCCTCTAAACTTGTGGGATTTTGACTTCGAGCATCCCTGGACTCCATATTAATAATTGGAAAATGTTTGAAATACTTGAATTTTAAAATAGTGTATATCAACTATTCTTTTCCTTTATAAATATATTTATCCTCCCATTGTTTAACCCGCTCTTCAAAAGAAATTAAACATGGCGGCAATGGGAGTTGTGCTGTTAAGCACACCATGCGCAACTGTTGCACGCGCATTTCGTAATGTTCCTTACCATAAGCAAACCACTCATGAGTGGCTGAGGCCATTACAGATAATGTCTGCTGTTCTTGAGTAACAGCTGATGATTTCAAATTACAATGAAGACTTTTAAAAATCGAGTCTTCATCCAACTTACCTATATAATGGTCTATAGGCTCAAGATAAGTTGACAATCTCTTAAGGAAATCAGTGTCCTTAGCTAAAGAAAAAGCTCGCGCATCTGAAACTTTATCTGGCAGAGTAATTTTAATATCATATTGTTGTAAATAATCACGATATGTTAAAAAATTAAAACGTCTATATTCCTCATGAACAGTAGAAAACCCATCATCACCATAAGTAATTAAAGCAACTGCGGATCTAAAATCATCAGCATCTGGATATACAGAATAAAATCCACATCTAGCATATAAAGAATTAACAATACTATTAACATTTACTGTTAAATTATTACCCGAAGGATTGGAACTATAAAGCTGAATCAAAGTACCATTATAGTCCATCAAAGGATGAGTAAAATCAACAATCATATTTTTCATTATCGCAATGTGATCTAAATCATATCTGCTTAATTTAGCTAAATCGATGAGTGTAACTAATACGGCTCTAGTAACCTGTGAATTCATGCGCGTATCATATTTAGAATAATCCCAAGCCATTACCTCTGATTGAGAATACTGTTGTGCATATGACATTAATTCCTGCCATTGTGGTGAAAATGAATTTATTCCTACAGCACATTCTGAAGCAAGAGGATGATGTTGTAAAAAACTAATCAATGGCATAAAGTATTTGCGAATATGTAAACCAAATGCTATTGAAATAGCTTGAAAAACACGCACTTTTTGTTTTGAAACCAAAGTAGGCTCATCTTTCAATGTAGCTGTTGCAACAGG